TGGCTGCTGCTGTAACAACTTCCTGTGCTGTAGCAACCTCTGGTGTTTGAGTTGTGGCTGTTACTGGTATTGCGGCTACGGCTTGTGTAACTGATGCTACTGTTGAAGTAATTGCTTGAACAACTGTCGCTGCAGTTTCTACAACTGGGGATACGTTTGAAACTTCCGCTACCGCAGTAGTTGCCGCAGTCACAGCAGTGTTTGCTGCAGCTACGGCTGTATTAGATGCTGTTACTGCTTGGACCGCTGTTGCTATCGCTACTGTTGCTGTATTTGATGCTTGCGCTGCCTGTGCTACTTCTGTTGTTGCTGTTGCAATTGCTGTGTTTACTGCTTGTTGTGCAGGGCTTACTACAACTTGTTCTGCAGGAGCAGGGGGCTCATTAGCATTTGCAAAATTAGGGCTAAAAAGGAAAAGCCAGCCGATTACAAAAAGGCTGGTTAAAAAGTACTTAAACTTTCTAGTCAATTAGGATCTCCTAAGTAATGCAATAATTTTGCTTACTTAGATATTATAGCAGAATGTTAGTTTAAATTACTTAACATTATCTGTTTTATAAAATCCGTTACCCTTAAACTGTATACCAAAAGATCCGTAATGTCTGTGCATCTTTTTCCCACACAAAACACACAGGTAACTTGGTTCAACATCAGTGATTGATCTTTCTTTTGAAACGATATCTTCTGGAGAACACTCACACTTGTATTCGTAGATAGGCATTATTTACCGCTCTTTTTTCTCTTTTCAGCTAAGGCAACAAAATCTTTGACCTTAGTCTCTCCCATGTATCCCCACGCATAACCATCTTCAATCATTTGTTCATTAACAGACTTAGTGTTTCCGTCAAGGTATACCCAGCCTAGAATACGACCATACTTTTCAGAACTGTCTGGTTTTTCTGTTTTTACAACAATGTCCTTGGCATCTTTAAATTTAGACTTAAGATATTCTTTTGACTCTAGTCCTAATGTCTTTTCAAGCTTATCTGTTGTTCTTGATTCTGGAGTATCAATTCCTGCCAGTCTAAGTCTTTGAGAATATGAAATGCTGAATCCAAGATCAATGTCAACATCAATAGTATCTCCGTCCACTATCTTTGTTACTTGCTTAACTCTGTACTCAAACATAATTCTCCTTAAAATTTAAAGAGCAGTTTCGGGACGTGCTCAGGTCCATCCTTCGGGTAGCGACCCGAATAATCTGCGACTCCCCAGTGACGGGGTGCAGATTTATATTATACTATTTATTTTACCTTAATAGTCTTTGGCTTCTTCTCTTCTGGTAGAATGCGTACAATATCAATCTTAAGCATTCCGTCCTTTAGTTCCGCTGCTTTTACTTCCATATATTCACCAAGGGCCCACTCACGAGTAAATTTACGGGCAGCAATTCCACGGTGGATAAACTTCGAATCGTTATCCTCTGTGCTTAGTTCTCCCTTTACAGTAAGTTTGCCGTCTGCTGTTGATACATCAATATCTGTTTTACCAAATCCAGCGACTGCTAATTCGACAACAAAGTTGTCTTCGTCTACCTTGATTACGTTATATGGTGGATAGTTAGTTGCACTTGATACTGTTTGAACGTGGTTCCATGTATCTAAAGCTCTATCGAATCCAATAAAAAATGGGTCCTTAAAAAGGTCCCATGCGAAATGTGTTGTTACCATTTTATTCCTCCTTCAAGCGAATAAGTTAATTTGTATAGGCCCCTTACGGCGACCTAAATATATTATATCAAAAAATTAATTACCCTGCAATTAGTCGTTCGGAATATCCCTATTAAAGTCCATTTCCACAAGACCCTTTTCTTTTGCTATTCTTTGGCCTTCTGGGGTAAGGCGAAGTGTTGCCTCTAGATTTTCATCATAATCTACTTCGACTAAGCCTTGCTCATACAATTCCATAAGAGATCTGTCTACGTATTCTATATGAGACTGCCATAATTCTGGAGCTATATCCTTTGCAAGTTCGGTTATGCTATAGATCATCTCTCCACTTTCGTCCATGCCTTCAAGACTGACTGCGCCAATCTCTAAATAATATGCTAACTTTTCATCGCTTTCATCTGGCTCTTGCATGCTTCTCCTTTGTGCAACAGGTAGGACTTGAACCTACGAATAACCGAATTATGAGTTCGGGGCCTTAACCAACTTGGCTACTGTTGCCAAGTGTCTATTGTAACGTGCCGTCTTCATTTTTGTCAATAGTTGTTTCAACTATTTGCTGTACATATTCAGAAAAATGTTTTCTAATATTTCCAGATGGTCGAGACCCTAAAGATTTCCATAGTCTTTTATACTCTATTACATTTGCAAAGCTTGTGGGACATAGCATTACGCCACTGTATTCCTTAAGCGTTGTAGGTAGTGGAACATGTTTTCCACAGCATTTACATTCTTTAGCTTTTTCTTGATATATACTCATACTATTTCCATTCCGTCTAGTACATCTGATAAGTTTTGTGGCATCCTTGGAGGCCTTATCATGTTTGTAGATATTGTATCTTCTTCTTCTCTATCCCACTTTAAAGAATCATAAGTGTGTATATCTATTGTTTCATTGTTTTGTGGCCTACTTCTGCTTATAGCATTATAAACAGAACCACAAACAGCATCCGCCAAGTCCTTTGATCCTTTTCGTGGGTGATCAACTCTATCTCTCATAATTTTTAATTGAAGTAATTCGTCTACAAGAAGCTTGATGGCTGGACCACTAAGTCTATCTTCTGCAACAACCATGGCCATGTCATCATAATGCTTCTTGGCTACAGATAAAGTTTCTGTGTTGATTCCGTACTGCTTTAATTGCTGCATCATATCATGTGAGTTCCAGCGGTCAAAGGTGCAGACTCGTATTTTAAATCCCTTAGTCCTAAGAGATAAAATATAATCTTTAACTTCAGTAAAGTCTACAGACTTGTCTGGAGTAGGTGTCCAATATCTGACCGCATCGATTTCTACAATTGGTGCTGGCTGAGAATACGTGTCAGTTACCTTTACGTTAACCCACTTTTGAACGTGTGCCATAGCAACTGCACAATGGTCATGCTTTTGTGCAAGGTCTACGTGCAAGAAATACTCTTTGTCTGGATCTGGTGCAAACCAATCTTCAAATCTTCCAAAGTTATCTACGGCTAAAGCCATATTACTAAAAGCTTTTTCAATCTTCTCCCTTGATTTAAAGAAGGCATCAATTGCTTCGGATGGCATACATGCAAATCTTCCTAGGGCATCAGGGGCATTTTTATAAAATGCTACTTTAAAATCATCTATGCTTCTTGTCGGATTGATTTCCCATGTAGGCCTTCTTAGTGCGTACATTCTTGGATACTTGTATGAAATGATGTGATCTTCTTCCCATTCAATATCAAACTCATTGCCTTCTGTTCCGTCTGGAAGATTATCATCTAGTTTAAAATGATGCGTTCTAGTAATAACTTCTTTTTCTGCAACCACATCGTCGTAGCGTTGCTGGATATAATCATTCTTATATCTTGGAAAAGAAAGCAGGATTACCTTGCCATAGTCTGGAAAACGTGAATCAACTGATGCACGGTACATCTCATAGATAAGGCTTCCCGTTTTTGCCTGCTCGTGGCCAGTTGTATTTTCCACGCTAAAACCAGAAATTTCGTCTAGGATAACAACAATAACGTTATAACCTTCCCAGGCTTCACGTTCTGAGTGTCCTGAGTGAACTGTAATATTTTTATTAAATTTAATTTCAGAAGCTTTTTCTGTATACTTTCCAACAAACCACTGACACTTATCTATGCGTGTTCTAAAGCCTTTAAAGAATACGTTGTTGGCTTGCTGTGCGTTAATAGCAATGTTAATAATATCAATAGAGTCACCAGGAGGCTTTCCGTAGTAGGATGCTGGATCCTTAAGGCATAATAGTAAATATACTATATATGCTACAGAGATGGTAGAGCAGTAGTCTTTGCCAGAACCCTTGCCTAGTTGAGCAACAACCTCATTGGCTGTCTGCTTAAACATTCTCTTGCCTTCTTCTTCACCAAATAGCTTAATAAGCGTAGACTCTTTATATACCTGAGAAGACTTTTCAATTAGCGTATATTGGTATTCAGAAAGTGGTGGAAGCCCAAGATACTCAGGGCTTGTTACAAATGTACGAAGATCTACTGGACGCTCATCAAATTCTTCGCCGTCCAACATGTCAATTAAATCATTAAAATCTAGATCCATTATATCGACCACCAACCCTGCGGCGTAGCTTTACCGCTATCAATCCATTCTCTATGGAGTTTTGCTACTTCTTTCCAGTCAATGCTGTGTGTAGGCAGGCCACATTTTGGACACAGCTTGGTATCCATTTCTTTATAAACATGCTCACAGAACATTAGCCTCTTCTTCATTTAGTACAACTGGTTCAACGATGCCAGTAATTTGAGAAAGTCTCTTTGCTACATCCATCTTACACTTAGGGCAGGATGCGGTTACTTCTTTTAATATCTTTACAAGGATATCCTGTTTACGTTCCGTCTCTGCAATTTGATTTGCTAATTCAGCATTATCTAGCAAGCCAACTTCTTGCAGCATACCAATTCTTTTGCCTTCAATATCTGCAATTAGCTTAAGGGCTCCTGATTTAACACTTAGTTGTCCCGCCTGATCTGCATCTTCTACAGTTTTCCAAGCCTCTTTAATTAACATTGCGTAGTGTTGATCTGCCCCAGAGATAGCCTCTTTAGCCCTCTCACGGGCCGCTGTGTCGTTGTGGACTACATTCTTCCACTCACCTATCAACTCAACAACTTCGGCCCTCTTAAAGCCTGTGAGGGTAGAAATTTGGGTTGGGTTATTACCTTTTAGCAGTTCTTCAACTACTTTATTCATGCGATCAAAATGATCAGCTAATTCAATTTCAGACATATATTAGAGTATACTCTTAGTCGACTAAAAAATCAACTGGATTTAGCTATTTTATACAATACTAGGTACCCTATGAGATCATCGATATCGTTATCTCCTGCAAAGCCCTGATTATTTTTAACCCTATTCAATTTATCATCAATACGGACTTTTAATTGTTCTGTGGCATCTGTAGTTGAAAATATTCTAATTGGATTTAAGGCGGAATCTCCGTATGATATATTCTTGTCAATAAGCATATGGGCAATCTCATGGCATGCCGACCAAATCTTTGACCCAGATGGGGCGCCTACCGAATGAAGATATAGGTCGCTACAGGTAAATTCTTCTACATCTTTAAATACTGGTCTCAACATTATCTAGTCCTCATTACTGCAATAAAGTGATCGTCTATAGGATTATTTGGATCTGCTGTATGCTCTATGCTATCCATTATAAAATATTTTTCTAAAATTGGCAAGACCTTTGTTTCAGAATGATCAATCCATGTTCTGCTATGTATAACTATTTTATCAGTCATTTTAGAAATATCATTTAAATACTCATTTAATTCAGCGTCGTCTATATGCTGAAATACAAGGCTAGCAAGAACTAGGTCAAATCTAAAGCTTTTGACAGTATTCCAGTCAGATGTATACAAAATGTTGTTTGACTGATTCTCAGGTGGGACTAATGAGATCATGCTTGGCAAATCAAACCCTACAACTTTTTTATAGTCTTTAGTTAAAGCACTAGTGTTTCTTCCAACCCCACATCCAAAATCTAATGCGTACTGGCCATGACCTTCCGAGCTTTTAGTTAATGAAATAACTTCTTCGTACACTGGCATATCTTTAAAGTCACCAGTATATCCAGTTAAAATTAAATCTCCAGCATCATCTTCTGTTGCATTTAGCCATACATCTTTACTCATCTTTTTTTAATTAATCCAAACTTATCTAGGTATCTCTGTATGGTCATAGCAGAGACTTTACATTCATCGGCAATCTCAGTTACCGTTTTCTTTTGCACCACATATCTACGATACAGCCATATTTGGCTTTGGTATAATTTCATTTTTTCCTCAAAACTATATCAACAAAATCTTCTCCGATTACATTGGCAGCATTTGTTTTCATGCCAAACAGATTATACATATTATAATTTCTGGTAAGATAATTGAAAAATGGTATCGGCTGGCTATTTCCTAGTTCAATTATTATAAGTGGGCATTTAAGGGTCTCTTCTCCAAAGCCATCAAAAACAAATTTCTCATATCCTTCAACATCTATTTTTATAATATCTGGAGTCTCATCGTAGATATCGGAAAGCTTTTTTAACTCAACCTGTTCTGTTGAGTAAGGACCCCATGATTCTGGGTGCTCATAATCTTCATTAATAGGTATATATGATCCACCAATATTGTGTGGCATAATACGAATCTCTGCAGTTTTTGTTTCATTAGAAAGCCCAAATGGGTGCATAGTTATTGGAGCACAGTTTGAATAATCATTTAGCTTTCTGCCGTCCTCGTACAAGTCTACAAATTTTTTTAATGGCTCAAAGCCAATTACCGACCCGCTTGGCCCTGCAAGTCTTCCCATTACTTCTGCAACATACCCATTGTTAGATCCTATATCTAAACATTTCCATCCAGGCTTTACTGTATTCATTAAAAAACTTGTTAGCTCTGGATCCCACATTCCGCTAGCCCTTAAAGACTTTTGAATT